AAATTTGTAACCAATTGTTATATTATCAAAGATACGAAAAATAACCGATAAAACCAAATAATATGCCAATCAAACCAGGTTCATCAGAAAATGAGCAAGAATTCATTAGTAGATGTATGAGTGCTGAAACTAAAGATTATCCTCAAGACCAAGCTTACGCAATATGTCAATCAAAATGGGACAGAAGAGAACTATCTAAACAAAAGTTTTCAGACCCACAAAAGAGAGTACAATCTAAATTAAACTTTGCAAAGAAATACGAAGGAATTAATTTAGCTCCATTAGAAAAAGGACCTAATGACCCATGTTGGGAAGGATATGTACAGGTTGGAACAAAAGATATGGATGGTAGAGAAGTTCCTAATTGTGTACCACTATCTAAAATAGAAATAGATATGGAAGCTGATTGTATGTGTAATTTAGCTGAATACCCTTGGGAGCAGTGTATTGAAGACCAGATGAAAAGATATGAAAGTAAGGATATAGCTGAAGCAGTATGTGGAATGATTAGAAGTAAATACGGTAGTTAATAAGGCGCCTGCCAGCGAATGTAACAAGCGTATAAAAGCCCCTATAAAATGGGGCTTTTTTATGCCCTAACTTACAACTTATTAAAAATCAACCAGTTATACATTAAAAATAATCATAAACTGTAAGTTATTGATTATCAACCAGTTATAAAATGTGGATAACTTGTGGATAATTCCTTTAAAAGAATTTGGAATTGTAAGATATTTTTCGTAATTTTGTCCCTGTAATAGAAAACTACTAAAAAAGAGTAAAAATAAGGTAGTTTATAACTCATTGATAATGAAGCAGTTAGGTATTAAGATAAAATATATGTGTAAATCGTTGATTATCAAGCAACAATTTTTAAAGTTTTTCCCTAAATTATTTGGAAAACTACTTAATTCTTCGTACCTTTGTCTTTCTAAGGGTAAATAGATAAGATATTAAAGATTTTTATTATATAAACAAAACCTCTAAGTATCGTAGGTAACAAAACGAAACAACAAATGATATGGTAAACTTCAACCAAAAGTCAGAAGAAATTCATTCAATACTAACCAAATGGTATAGTAAACATTATTCAAATAAAAACATTAGTAGTGTGGATATTTCAAATGATATGGGTATAAGATTAGGTGATTACAATTATAGTTATATTGTTCATTCCTTTTCTTATGATACTATGGAAGATAGAAAAGCTTCCTTTAACGAATTAAAAATTAATGATGAGTTATTCAATAACTTTTATCAGGCTTTAATTAATTACAAATTTTAATAAACAAATGGGGAGTTGAAATATACTCCCCAATCTTTAAAACAAAAAACAAATAAGTTATGAAAAATCAGTACTTCACAAAGGATTATGTATCCCAAGCTCTATTCACTCAACATAATATGGTTGTAAAAAACAAAAGTATTAAGTTAATATCAAACTTCAACGGCGTTGATTTAGTATTAGTACAAAAATGTTACAATAGTAAATTGTATGTACACACATTTATTATGTTTGATGAGTTTTGGTATAGTGATAACAAAAGATTTGTAAACCCAATTACATTAAAAGAATTAGTTAAACCTTTAAACAAATAAAATATGAGTGGAATAACACCAAAGCCGGAAGGCGAATTAGAAATCATCAATTACGATGAATTTCCAAACAACATACTATCTAAAGTAGGTGGTAAATGGGAAGGGTTTAATATGCACCTTACAAAAGAAAGTGAAAACCAAAAGTTATATTTTGGTATAGCTAAAGGTTGGATGGTATATGCATTACAAACAAATACCGATATCCAATTTAAATGGATATATAAATCAACGGATATCATAACCGAAATATCTCAATGGAACAAAATCTAAATAAAAAAGAATTAGTATATTGGAGTACGGATTACAATGATGGAGAGTTTAAAACGCTCTCCATTTTTTGTATGGAAAGGAATTTAAGATTGGTATTAATTCTACCACTCTGCCAACAATACACTCCTATAATAAATGATTGCTTTAACATATTAGGTGATGATTTATTGATATATGAAATAGGAATGGGTATGGGTAACACATTAAAAGCAAGAGCTGAAAGCTATGTTGCTTATCATAAAAATAGTTCACTATATGAGTAAGATACACTTCTTAACAATTGAAACTGATATACATTCAGGCTATGAAAGTAAACTATTACATAGCTGTAACATAAAGAATGTACCAATGAATGTATATGGTAAAGGAGTACAATGGGAAGGATTCATTAGTAAGTTTAAAATACTAAAGGATATCCTACCTACAATTGATAGTGAATTAATTTGTTTAACTGATAGTAGAGATGTACTTTATATGGCTGATGCTGATAAAATATATACTACATTCCTAACCCACTTTAATAAACATTCGTTAGTATTCAATGGAGAAACTAATTGTTATCCTAATCCTGAATTTGCTTCATTACATCCATATCCTGAACGCAAATATAAATTCCTTAATAGTGGATGTGTTATAGGAAGCAAAGCGATTCTGGAGGACGTAATAGATGAATGTTTACGGATTTGGGATGAGGACGGTATTAATGATGACCAATACATTCTACAAAAGGTAATGTTTAGTAAAAAATATCCAATTACTTTAGATTATGATTGTAAGATATTTCAATGTATATGGGATGAGGACTGGGGTAGAAGCAATAATTTTGATTTAATGTATAGAAAGAATACAATATACAATAGATTAACTGATACCTATCCACTTATATTCCATGCGCCTGGTCCAACAACAACACTATCGCAAGTTTGGAAAATACTAAATGGAAGATATTATAAACCTAATCAAAACAATTTTTGGTAGTTTCATAAATTCTTTGTATCTTTACAATGTATTCATAGTTTATATAAAAAAGGGGAGCCGTATATTAATAGCTCCCTCTTTTTAAAATGTGGATAACTTTTTAATAATTACACCGTTTTGGAAAAACTCGCTTGTATTTATTAGTACAAAAATAACATAAAATGGCAAAACGATTAACAGATTCCAATAAATGGAATGATAGCTGGTTCACTAATTTACCAATGGACATAAAATTAGTATGGATTTATTTATTAGACACATGTGACCATGCTGGTGTTTACAAAACTAATATCAGACTATTAAAATTTCAAACAGGTTCAGAAAGGACTGAAGAAGAATTAATAGAATTCTTTAAAGATAGAATTTATATTACATCTGATAAATGGTTCATACCTAAATTTGTAAACTTTCAGTATAAAAACTTTTTTACAAATAACGCACCAGCAGTTAAATCAGCTAGAGAATTATTAATTAATCATAGCATTATTAAACCTAATGATAACTCTTTCATAACCATTACAGAACCCTTATTAAACCCTTCCATAAGGACTAAGGATAAGGATATGGATACAGATAAGGATAAAGCTATTGATAATAATACAGATAAGAATAAGAGAATGGTTATGAATACAGTTAATATTTTGGCTAATGCTAATTCATTGGATATTGATTATGATAATGCAGTAGAACATTGGAAAGATTTAGGTGGTATTAATTGTATATCAGAAATAATGGGATGGGATGCTGAACAAAAATTAAATTGGGAAACTAAATTAAACAACATATATTCAACAAAAAAGAAATAAGTTATGAAAAGTAACGAAGAATTAAATAAGAAGTACAGTGAGTTCTTTAGCGAGCCTGTAAATGAATCTAAACTACAAACTGATTTAGATTTAATACCATCAGTTAGCGAAAGCATGGCATGGGGACAACCAAGACCAAAAAAAACAATTATGACTGAAGAAGAATTCAATAAAATATTTGGAGATATAGAATAAATTTCGTATCTTTACAAAGTAAACAAATGGCAATGAATAGAACTATTAAATACTCCCCAGTAAGAAATATTAAATTTACTTCTAAAATAGAGGAGCAAAAGAAATTAGAAAAGCTTTTAAAAGAAAAGTATCAACAATTAAAAAAGAAAGAAAATGGCAAATAAAGAATTTTATGTAAAGAAAGATGGTGATAAGATTATACTAACAATAGTAAATAAATCAGAAACATCTATTGAATTAGATATTGAAGATGCAGCTGATTTAGCATTAGATATTCAACAATACATTCAGCAGTATATTAATAAGCAAGAAGCTAAAGAGCAGAATGATTCAAAGAATAAACTCTTAGCTGATATGAATAAATCAGTAGAGAATTGGATGAGTGAGGTTTATACAATAGACCCTAAAACAGGTAAAGTAACTAAAAAAGAAATAATATGAACTTAGATGACATCTTAGGAAAAAAATCAAATGAAGTGACTAAAGAAGAATTAGCATTTGTATTTGAACATTTAGATTGGGCTAAACTAGCATCAGTATATGCAGAGAATGTTGGTGATATAGATTTTGAAATCCCAGCAGAAGAATTAAAAAACTTCATTAGAGTAGAAGAAAATAAAAAAGATTAGGGATTAATATGTTACGTTTAAATACTTATAGTACAGCTGAGGGTCTTTATTTTACGGAATTGCCATTTTATATTTTATCCTCCCTCAGCTATCCCTATATTTTGAGAGGCTGGTGTCATTTCCAGTCTCTCTTTTTTATGCGCACTTTTCCGAACTACTAATATTTATACATACAAAACAATATACAATGGCAAAATTAGAAATTAGAGATTTAAAATCGTTTCCTGATTACTACGCTGGTAGTGATGGATTAATCTACACAACAAAGATATCACCTCGTTACAATCCTAAAGGTGAATTAAGAATACTAAGACCTCGTACACATCCATCAGGATATTTGTATTATGGTCTTTTTGTAGGAATTGGCCCTAACAAACAAAGATTATGGAGAAGAGGTCATAGATTGATAGCTGAAACATTTTTAGGTAACATTCCTAAAGGTAAAGAAGTTAATCACAGGGATTTAAATAAACATAATAATAAACCATCTAATTTAGAATATATGACTCGCTCAGAAAATCAATTACATTGGAGAACAAAATTAAATAAATTAGCATGCAAATAGAAATACCACAAACAGCAAGAAGAATTAAAATTGATATAGGATTATCACATGATGCACCTAATTCAAATATATGGATATACAATCAGCCTGATACATTCGTAATAGGAGTAGAACCAAACATAGGCAATATACTTTCAGTAACAACATCTGGATTAGGACACAATCCTCATTTTACTTTATTACCTTATGCAATAGATGATGTGGAAGAACAAACACAAAAAGAATTCTATCACACAGCAGGAGATCCTGGCTGTTCATCATTATACGAACCAAATGATAAATTACCTTATGTAGTATCACAAAAGTATAAAGTAGATGTTATTCCTCTTTCTACCATATTAGAAGCGATTGATTGGAATAGATTTGAGTATATAGATGTTTTAAAGATAGACACACAGGGAAACGATTTAAATGTTATTAAATCAGCTGGTAAATGGATTCATAAAGTTGTATATCTTCATTGTGAAATAGATACACATGGACATTATAATGGTACGCCGGCAGCAGATGAATACGATTGTTATTTAGAATCAATTGGTTTTGAGAAAGTAAAAGATGGTTCTATTGTAGATGGTGTAGTTGTGGACAGACTATATGTAAATAAAAAGAGTATAGGTATTCACACAGAATTTGTAAACTCATTTGTATTGTAATATGTATTTTATTTATCATATACCAGGCATTAAAATAGGTTGTACTAATAAACCATATAGAAGAATTGAATCAGAGCAAAAGCAATTAAAATATGAAATACTAGAACAACACGATGATATTATGTTTGCTTCTAAAAGAGAAATTGAATTACAAAAACAGTATGGATATAGAGTTGATACTATTCCATACTATGAAAGTATTAGAAGAATAAATAAGGCATCTAAAATTGCACACAAAACTATAAATTTTAAAAAGGATATAGATTGGGATGCAAGAAATAAAAAAATTGATTTTGATAAAAGAGCTAAAAAAATGGGAAATCAATTATTAGATAGATTAGATACTATGAGGTTATTAGCAGCTAAACAAAATTCAATACCAGTTATAGCATATGATAAAAAAACTTTAAATATTATTGGAGAATATAATTCATATGTAGAAGCAGCAAAAGATTTAAATTTACATGCTGCAGCTATATCAGCAATATGTAGAGGTGTCTATAAATCAACTAAAAATTATACCTTTAAAAATAAATAATATGAAATGTATATGGAGATTTGGAACATGGTTAGAGGGTTTAATTAGTGTATTAACATTAGGCCATGGAAAAATATTAGCAGGATGGATAGCTTGGACATTTTTTAAAAACCATGATTGCGGATGTGAAAGACGTAAAGATTATTTAGATAATCTATTTGGATGTAGTAACGGAATTAAATTATAATAATATGGAAAACAAATACTCACCGTTATCGGAAGCAGAATTCAAAGAGTTAAAAGAACATTTAGAAGGAGTTAAATCTTTTTTACCAGAGCATCTAATGGGTACTCTATGGTCTAAGTGTAATGCAATTAGAGGTGAAAGAATAAATCAACCATGCAGTTGTAAATCATCTGCTGGGTTATGGGGAGCATGTGTTGCAGACTTGAGACAATTTGTAAGAGAAAGAGATGCAGAATAAGAGATTAGAAAATACAAAACGATTAGAAGTTCTGTATAGAGAATCTCATCAATGGCTTTTAGCAGCTACATTCAATATTGTAAAGGATAAGGATGTTGCAGAAGATTTAGTTGGAGAGCTGTATGTTTATTTAGGAGAACGAATCAATCCTTCTCTATGGTGGGGACAATCATTCAATGTAATGTATTGTTACGCATTTCTTAAAAGTAGATTCCTAAATAAAGTAAAAAGGGATAAGAAGATACAATACCAAGCACAAACGGAATCGGACACACCTGATGATGAATACGATATAGATTCAGATGAGAAGATAGATAAAGCATACAATGAAGTAATAGATGAGCTAAAGAATATGGAAAGGACTAAACTATGGCCTGCATCTAAATTAGCACAATTATATTTCTTTGATGATAAGATGACATTAGAGAAGTTATCAGCAGAAATTAAGATATGCAAATCAACCTCCTTCACACAAATCAAAAGAGCTAAGAAACATTTAAGGGAAACAATAGACAATCCATTCAGGAATTAGGTTCTTCCCTATTATAACCTAATCCTGAGGTGCTTCACTACAAAGGTGATAGATTGTGTTAGATTATATAGAAGCATTGTTAAATACAACTAATTACTATGGCATTTGAGAAAAACGATAAACGAATTAATAGAAGTGGAAGACCGGTAGGTGCACTCAATAGAAGTACGGAGCAAATGAAATTAAATCTTGCTAGAGCTACAAACAATACACTTAATCATTTATCAGAGGATTTAGAGAAGATAAGAAAGAAAGACCCAGAGAAAGCAATTGAACTAGCTCTTAAACTTATGGAATATACAATACCTAAGTTGAGTAGAAGTGAAATAAAAGCAGAAGTGAATCAAAGAATAGAGCAGATTACTGTCAATGTAACTCAAAAGATATTAGATGAATCTGGAAATTAATACAACGATAACTTATACCAATCAGGATAACTCACCAACAAGAGTGACGCATCATATTGGAGGAACTCGTTCAGGCAAAACATACGCATTACTTCAATGGTGTATCGTTAAAGCGCTTGAGAATAAAGAGATAATAACAATTGTTCGTAAGACATTGCCATCAGCTAAAAGAACCGTGATGAAGGATTTTAAGGATGTAATGCAATTGCTGGATATATGGAATGAGAATGATTTTAATATTAGTGATAGGATATACACATTCTATAATGATTCAATAATACAATTTATATCAACCGATGATGCTGAAAAGCTAAGAG